GGTATGCCTGATGAATACCGCAATACGTTTGATAGTGCCTTGGAAAAGCTAAACGAATTGATCTTTTCGTTTATTGAAACCAGCAATTATGCGGCGATTAAGCCAAGGGTGTATTTTGATCTTGGCATTGGCACGGGATGTTATGACATTATGCCAAATCCAAATCGCAATGAAAACCCTTTGCTGTTTTTGGATCAGCCGCTTGTGGATTTAAGCCTTGTTAGTCGTGCCGATGGTTTTATCAGCATGAAATTTATTGATAAAACCGTCAAAAATTGTGACTTGAAAGCCATTTATGGGGGCCAGTTAGATTTAACGGGGGAAATAGAGCGGAGCATTAAAGAAAAGCCTGATGTCAATATCAAGATTGTGGAGGCTGTCTATTGGTCGGATGAAAAGAAGCTATGGTATTTTGAGGTTATTCACCACCAGCTAAAATATAAGATGCTTAGTATTCCTTATCGTGAGTGTCCGCGTATCACGCCGCGATGGTTAACGATACCAGGGCAATCGTTTGGTGTAGGGCCGTTCACGTTGGCTTTGTCAGACATTCGGCAATTAAACTCTTTGCGGATGTTGGAGCATCAATCGGCAGCGTTTAGCACGTTTGGGGCCTATACTGTGGCAGGTATGGACACCATGAATCCGACAAATTGGGTAATGCAGCCCATGTCATTCTTTCCTGTGGAGCGGAATGGTGGGCCAGATGGTCCAAGCATTGCGCCATTTCCAAATGTAGGGAATTTCCAGTCACAGGAATATATGATTTCGGGAATGCAAGATCAGGTTAGGCAGATTATGCTGGATCGCCGGTTGCCCCCTGAAACAGCGCAGCCCAAAACGGCTTTTGAGATTGCCGAGCGATTAAAAGAACTGGAAACAGACATTGGGGCAGCCTTGCCGCAGTTGTACTATGAGGATGTGATGCCAGCCACGCGCCGAATTGTTTCGATATTGCAAGAAAGCGGCCATTTAAACGGCATTTTGCAAAAAGAATTAGGGGCTATCAAGGGCATTAACCTTGCGGATTGGCTCAATGGTTATGCTTTAAAGATCAAAATCACCAGTCCTATATCGCGTTTGCAGTCTGTGCAGGATGTGCAAGCCTTTACACAAGGGTTTAGTATTTTGCAAGGCATGATGCCTGAAATATCTACCATGTCCCTTAATCTTCCTAAAACGGTGCATTGGATTTTTGATAAATTGGGCGCACCAAATAATCTTTTATTATCAGAGGAAGCTTTACAGCAGTTACAGCAGCAGTTACAACAGGCGGCGGCGCAGGGTGCGGCGCAAATACAACAACAAAGTCAACCACAACCGTTAGGCGTTGCATGAATTTAGACAATCCTTTAAATTTTACCTTAAAAGGGCAAAAAGAAAACCCTATTTTACAGCAACATAAAAGGCTGGCTTTGGATTTTTACCATGTGTTCAATTCCCCAGCAGGGGAAAGAGTTTTGGCATTCTTGAAATCAAAGACATTGGACCAGCCATGTTGGAATCCTGGTTATGGTGAGAATGCCGAAAGGACTGCCTATGCACGAGAGGGGCAGAATAATATCGTTCGTGAAATCATCAAAATGATACAATTTGGAAAGGAAACACCCAATGAGTGATGCTGAAAGTTTGTTAGGCGATGCGTCTTTAGCGGCCCCTGTTGCCACCACAGAAGGCCAAGAGCCTACTATTGTTACCCGTCCTGATAATATCCCTGAATCTTTCTGGGATGCAGAGAAAAACGCCCTTAAAACGGATGATTTGTTAAAATCCTATGATGATGCAGAAAAACGCGCCAAAGGATTGCGGGACAAACTGGCTAAAGGTTGGCAGAACGTGCCTGACGATGCCACAAAATATGCCTTTGAATTGCCAGACACTTTTAAGGAAACGTTGGCAGACGGTGAATTAAACGAAGAAATGGTGGATTTTGCCAAAGCAGCAGCGTTTGAGTCTGGCCTTTCTCAAGAGCAATTTAATAATTTTATGGGAAGAATTATTCCCCAGTTACATGAATACGGGATCAACTTAGATAACAGAGAGCCAACGCCTGAAGAGATTGAGGCCCAACAAAAAGAGATTGCCGAAGCCAAGCAAGCAGAATTTCAAAAATTAGGAGATGGCGCGGATAGAATTATTGCCAACGTAAGAGCCAACCTTCAAACCATTAAATCGCAGAACATCTTTACAGAATCAGAGTTAGACTTGATTCAAAATGGCCTAGGGTCATCGGCGGATGGTGTGTTGGTTTTAGATAAGATGTTTACCAAGATGTTTGGGCAAAAGACGGCCATTACGAATTTTGATGTGAAAGCATCGTCTTTTGGTGTTATCACGGAAGATGCTTTAAAAGATCGTCTTGATGATAGAAGAAACGCAACAAATTCAGCATTTTATCAAGAAACCCAACGAATGATAGAGCAATACGGGGAACAAAAAAAACGCATGCAAAAATAGATATTTACAAAGCGTTATTGTTGTTTTATGTTGATAAAAAAACGACCTATTTTTAGGCCCGCATCTTGCCCCTAATAAAAAAATAGCCCTCTCGTTGATCGTGAAAAATCAATTTAAAAAGAGGGACTTATGTCGTCTTTACAGCAGGCCAATAACTTTGCTATTGAGTTTGATCTAAAAACAAAACTCGATGCAACATTAGAAGATACAAAATTACGGAAAATATGCCAGGTTCGTCAAGGTGTTGTGGGTTCAACCACCACGTTTAACAGAGTTGGTTTAATGACGACAAACCAGCGTACAGTGGGTGCTGGCCCGTTACAGGCTCAAGATGTGGCCCAAAGCCACGTTGTTGCGACTATTAGCGTGTTTGATGCCGTCACAATGCTTGATGACACGGAAATGGATCGTATTACATATGATTTGAAATCGTATTTGATTAAAGCAGCCAGATCAGCGGTGATTAACCGTATTGAACAGGTCATTGTCAATGCTATGAATGCGGGTGCAAGTGCCACAATTTCAGTGGGTGCGGATGGTACAAACTGGACACTGGCAAACATGATTGAGTTGGCAAACATTTTTGACCGATTGAACATGCCACAGCAAGGGCGTTATTTTGTTGTTCACCCAAACAGCTTAAAAGCGGCTTTGCAGCAAAGCACGGTAACAAGTGCTGATTTTAACACTTTGATGGCTCTTATGGGGTCCACAGGTGGTTTAACGGGCAAATCTTACCTTGGTTTTGAGTTTATTGTCATGGGTAACTTAGATACACCGGAAGGTGGATTGCCGTTTAACGGTACAACAAACGTGCGGACAAACTTTGCTGTTTGTGCGGATCATGTAGGTCTTGCTTTTAACCGAGACATTCGCACAAAAGTGTCTATGATTGACCGTGAAGATTCATGGCAGATTATGGCTTCTGTTTCGGTAGGTGCTGTTGGTATCGGCAGTACGCAAGCTGGAAAAGAAGGAATTTACAGATACTTAATTGACGAAGCAGTTTAGGAGAACTTATGCCTTATATCGCAAGAAATCTCGTTTCCGTTGGGGGCGAACACTCAGGAACATCAGTTATTACATCGGGCGTGGCTCGCCGCGCTCCTATGCAATTTACTTATGGAACATCGGATTCTATTACCACATGTCGTGCCAGTGGATATTTTAACAATGCAGCTAATCTTCTTAGAAAGGGCGATCTAGTGACAATTACCAGTTACTCAGGTGCTGATTTTGAGACAAACGCTGCCGTTACTATTTCTGGTTATCAAAACATGGTTGTCTTAACGAGCGTCAACGGTGTTGTGGACTTATCGGACGGATCATCTATTGGTTTAACAAACACTTAATAATTTGGGCTTGTTATGAGTTCGCGTGAAAGCATCGCATCGCAAGCCCTATCCCTTTTGGGGGCCAACACTATTTCAAGTTTTGATGAAGGCACCAATGAAGCCAACATCATAAACGATCATTATGACCAGTTTATTCGGAATATGTTTAGTGTATTTCCCTGGTCTTTTGCCACGCGCAAGGTGCAGCTAGAGCAATACAGCAGCAATCCTCTTAATGAATTTTCTTTTCAATATGTGCGGCCCGATCAGGCTTTGTATATTTTTAAGCTATTTAATTCCCTAGAATATCATGCTCAAGCCATTACAGATTTTGACACCCTAGAGGATTTTGTCCTTTGCAATTACGATGACCCCATTATAGCACAGTATTCTGTTTACAAAGAGGAAAATCTTTGGCCTGGCTATTTTGCGGAATTTGCCGTCAATGCCCTTGCAGCAACGATTGCCGTTCCTGTAACGCACAATGCTGATTTGGCAAGATTGTATGATGAAAAG